GTAAATTGAATATAAAAAAGCAACATATAAAGATATTGAAGACTCATATACTTTAAACTATCTAATCCAAGTTTATTTACTATTCTATAAGTTCCTATAAGTTTAGAAAGAATATCTAAACCAGTTTTATTATTATAGTAATAAAGTCTATTATCTGAATTTATAGCCAGAAAAGATATTTTAGCAGAAAAGGAGACTAGAGACCATAAATCTAAATTATTAGAAAGAATACAGATAGATTTATTATTTATCTGTTGATTAAGTAAAGAGAATATGATATTTTTAACATTTCCATATATTACAGACTGATTTAAAGCCTGTGTTAAAGTTGTATTTTGTTCTGAAATAAACAGAATTCCAGAAGGGTTTATTATAGTAAAAGCAGAATATAGCCATGTATATACTCTTTTAACTAATTCTTCTATGGATTTATTATAGAGAGCAGAAGTTTTACACTGCTGTCTGAATAACAATAATTCCTCAAGATAAGTTATATCAACAATTAGAAGAGGATTGTTATTATTCTCAGATATCTTAGTTCTGGTATTAAGTTTTTTAGACCTTTTTCCAGTTCTAAGTCTTCCAGATAATTTTTGTCTAAATTTAATAGAAGCCATAGTTATTCATTGTCAGCTTTCATACTACTTATTTATCTTCTTAGTTCTAGTTCCAGTTCCTTATGGGTTGCTCGAACTTCGTTCTCTCAACCCAGTTCTCAGCTTCGCTTCGAACGATTTATTTTTGTTTTGAACTTCTATCTTTTAGGTTTTACTTGTTTGTTTAGGCTTTCTTTGCTTTGCTTGAAGGTTAATATTTAAGCGACAAGTTGCTGCTTTATTATCGTATAATATTGGAGAAACTTTAGGGTTTTTGAAAATAAATATTTGGTATCCTAAATAATTAATTTTAGGAGGTTTAATGCTGTATACCGAATTGCGTCATGGCGATATTTTACTTTTTACACATAAAGAAAAAGCAACTTTCCTTCAGAAACTAATTAGATTGATTGAAGGAAGTTCTTTTGTCCATTCAGCTGCTGTCAGAGAGGTGGATGGAAAGCTATACATTCTTGAAGCACTTACTTTGAGAACTTTATCCTATGCTCCTTTTTATTATTTAGAAGATGCTGAGGAAGTTTTTTGTTTTAGACCAACTTTTAATCTTCCAGAAATTAATGAAAAAAGTTTTTGGAGACATGAGCCTTATGGATATTTATGTTTAGCTGATTCTGCCTTAAACCATTTCTTACATAGGCTTACCTTTGGTTGTTGGACATTTAAGCCTATTTTTCAGCAGCTATTTCGTTATAGGGCAATGGACTGCTCAGTATTAGTGGCTAATATGCTTGAAGTTAGTGCTAATACCTCCTGGTGTAAGTATAATGATGTAGTTGAACCTGATGATTATGCCCTTCACCCTAGTGATTTCGTTCCTATGGGTCAGGTTAGGTGGTAAATTTTCAAAAATTTTTTCTCATGTTTTCTGAGTGCTTACCGATATTAGTTATGTAGCAAGGGTAGCAGACAGAGAAACAGCTACCAAGAAACTACTGAATTAATTATATGATTAATAATTTTGATGCCTAAGTGGGTATCTTTTCAGCGATTAAGTTCGCAAAAGGAAATAAATTGGCTACTACTACTAATTTCGAAAAGTTTAAGCAGAAGATGGAACAGTCAAAGGCCAAGAAAGCTTCTTCTGGTCTCAATTGGATGAAGTATGATGCTGGTCATAAGTACACTCTGAGATTTCTACCACTAAAGTCAGAAAATCTAGAGCTTCCTATTAGTATTTTTAATCATCATGCTGTCACATTCCCTGATGGTCATTTTGAGAGTATTGCCTGCCCTCGTCAAACAGAGGATCGTTTCTGCCCCTTCTGTGATTTAGCCTCAAAGACTTATCGTAAGTTTACAAAGACTAATGACAAGGAATATCTCGAAGCAGCTAAGAAGTTATTTGCTAAAAAGCATTATTTGCTAGTTGGTTTTCAGCCAAATGAAATTGATCCAGCTAACATTTCCTCTGATGATATTAAGCTTGTTAGAGCTTCTTCTCAGTCGGTAATGAGCCTTATTGAAAGCAAGCTAGAAAAGGAAATTGATTTTGTTGATTTTCAGACCGGTCGTGATGTGGAGCTTCTAAAAACCAAAGCCACAGGAAAGAATACGGTTACAACGATCAGCTGGGATTTCGGCGATTCATCTGCTGCCTTTGATGGCAAAAATGCTAAGAAAATTTGGGATTCTCTGGTAGATGTCTCTCCTGACCTTACTAGTGTTATAACTCCACTTAATGATGCTGACCTTGCTGCTAAATTTAGGGAGTTTAGTTCAACCCCAGTAGAAGCTGATGAAGAGCTTGATGAAGCTGAAATAGAACACGCAATGCTCGATAAGTATAAGCCAGAACCACGAAAGGCTCAGTCAAAGGAACCAGAAGTAGGTAGTGAAATAGACCTTGATGAAATGCGAAAACTTTTGGATGAGGACTAATAAAGACTAGATAATAGAATGCCTACAAGATAATTTGTAGGCATTTTTATTTCTGGTATATCCTATGATTACTTATACTATTACAGACCTTAGACATTTAGCAGCAAAACAACGTGATTTAGATAAGATAGAATATGCTAGAGAAAATAATATAAAATTATTAATAATACCCTATACAGAAGAAAAGAATTTAGAAGATTATATCACTAACCTATAGAAGGTGCCTGGGATATCTCTCAGGCTTTTCTTGTATTTGTCGATAATATACTATGGAGATGACATAATGCCAGCCAAAAAATCAAATAAATTAGATAGAGATATAAGTATCATTAATGCTACCGATAATTTTAATGACCTTGACGAATTTAAGAGCCAATTGAGAAAGGAATTTGGTGGCAATACAGCACTAGATGATGAAGACTTTGTAAGGTCTTTTATACCAACTGGAATAGATTCGTTAGATTTCTTACTTGGAGGAGGCCTTATACAGGGAGCTATGGCAGAAATTTCGGGAAAAGAGGGGTCGGGGAAGAGCTCCTTCGGTATTCATATGTTGGCTCAAGTTCAGAAGCTTGGTGGCCTTGCTTGCCTTATTGACACAGAGGGCGGGTCAGGCGATCGGTTTAGAATGGAAAATTTCGGTGTTGACACTAAAAAGTGTATTATTACAGTAGAGGATTTGGCAGAACGTGCTTTTGCTCAAATTGAAAAAATCGCTAATTATATTCAGCGTAAAAATATATCTGTTCCTAGTTTAGTAGTTTTAGATTCCCTGGCAGGATTAAGCACCAGGGCCGAATTAGAAAGTGATTATGAGACAAGCACTGTGGCCATGACTGCTAAAATGATTTCAAAAGGTCTAAAACGAACTAAAATGCTGTGCCGTGAGACTAACCTAGCTGTATTAATTATAAATCAAGTAAGACAGCAAATTGGTGGCATGACTAGTTCTTGGCAAGGACCTGTATATACTACTGTTGGAGGAGATGCTGTTCGTTATGCCTGTATTTCTAGATTATTTATGGATAGAGGTAAATTTATAGGCTCTGACCCCAAGCTTCCTTCTGGTCATTTCGTGAGAACAAAAATAATAAAATGTAAGTCCTCGGCTGCTTTAGGGAGGACCATTCCGCTACGTTTGTATTATGATGACCGTGGTTATTACAATCCACATATTGTCTATGATTTATTAAATGATGCTGATTATATGGGTAAAGCTGCTTGGAAGACTATTATCATGCCAGATGGTTCCGAGAAAAAGTTTAATTCTATTGATACATTCACTAAACTATTTAACGAGTCTGAGGAAAATAAGCAGCATTTTCTAAAAATGATGCGTAATTGCTATAGTGAGAAACTTAATTTTTCAGCTGGTTCTGAAGAGGCTATTCTTCCTGATGCTTCCGATATTAGAGATATAGCTGACTTATCTGGAATAGATGATTAAATGAAAAAATATGATGTAGCTACCTTACAGGCCTTTGCTGCTGCTAAAGGTGGCTTATTAATATCCACTAAATATATAAATGCTAATTCTAAATTATTATGGGAATGTGAAAAAGGACATCAATGGGAAGCTCGTTGGGCTAATATTAAAAATGCTGGTCAGTGGTGTCCTTATTGTGCTGGAAAAGCTAAACCTAATATAATTGAATTACAGCAATTTGCCTCTAGCAAACAAGGTAAATTAATATCCACTAAATATACAAACGCTAAGCAGGCTTTAGATTGGGAATGCTTAGAGGGCCATCAATGGAAAGCTTGTTGGGATAATATTAAAAATGCTGGTCAGTGGTGTCCTTATTGTGCTGGAAAAGCTAAACCAGATATATCGGAATTGCAGTTATTTGCTAGTAATAAAGGTGGTAAATTACTTTCTACTGAATATACAAACGCTAAGCAGGCTTTAGATTGGGAATGCTTAGAGGGTCATCAATGGAAAGCAAGTTGGGATAATATTAGTCATGGAGTATGGTGTCCTTATTGTGCTGGAAAAGCTAAACCTAATATAATTGAATTACAGCAATTTGCCTCTAGCAAACAAGGTAAATTAATATCCACTAAATATATAAATAATAATACTAAATTATTATGGGAATGTTCAGAGGGTCATCAATGGAAAGCTTGTTGGCATAATATTAAAAATGCTGGTCAGTGGTGTCCAGCATGTTCTAGCACCCTTTGTGATATAAAGGAGTTACAAAAACATGCTGAAAATAAAAATGGAAGACTATTATCTATTAAATATATAAATAATAATACTAAATTATTATGGGAGTGTTCAGAGGGTCATCAATGGGAAGCTCGTTGGGATCACATTAAAAATTCCAAAAGTTGGTGTCCAGAGTGCTGTGCTGAATTACGAAAATGTAGCATTATTGAGTTACAGCAATTTGCCTCTAGCAAACAAGGTAAATTAATATCCACTAAATATATAAATAGTAATACTAAATTATTATGGGAATGTGAAAAAGGGCATCAATGGGAGGCTTGTTGGAGTCCTGTTAATAATAACCATAGTTGGTGCCCTGAATGTTCTTCTTTTAAAACAGAATATAAATGTAAAGAACTTTTAGAGCAAAAATTAGGTTATAAATTTAAGAAGACACGTTTTATTTACAAGGGTAATAGATATGAATTTGATGGCTATAATGAGGAACATAAAGCAGCCTTTGAGTATCAAGGAATTCAGCATTATATTTATCCTAATCATTGGCATAGAACTTTAGAGATACATGAAAAAGCAGTTCAAAGAGATATGGATAAAGTGATATATGCTAATGAAAATAATATAAAATTAATAATTATTCCATATACTGAAAATAATAATTTAGAGGAATATATTAATAAGCAAATAGAGAATATAACTATATAATTTTTATTTCTTACTTACTATATTGAATACCCTAATTCTTACTAAATTAGGGTATTTTTATATTAAGAATTAATTTAGTTTATCCGATATTGTAGTTATAATTAAGTAATTAAAGAAGGTATGCTTTGGAAATAGATAATAATTTTGAAGTAAATTTACCAACTTATGAAAATATATATGATAATCTTGGCATAGACCGAGATGATATTGGAAAAGATGTTAAGCACGGATATAGAGTAATTCTATATTCTAAAATTGATGTGGACTTTATGGAAAAACGAATTATTGGTGAAATGCTTGATAAATTTCCTAATAATAAGTATAGTTCTTCTTTTCTATTAAAGGCATATAGCTTATATCCTGAAAGATATCCAGAACTTGCCGATAAAAAGAAAAGAGGAAAGAAGTCTAATAACTATTTTATAGAGGATGTAGGAAAATATTTATGGACTAAATGGCATGATAGTAAAGACTATAATGATAGGAATGATTTTTTAACTTATTGTTATCAGCTTATCGATGGGGTAATCTTCAAATATGCCCGTCATAAGCATGGGTTAGCATATGAGGAAATTTTTCAAAGTGCCATATTAAAAATTATTCAGGCCATGGATAAGTTTGACCCTAATAGAGTTGTAGGAACTGATGATAGGGGTAATCCAATTTATGCCAGAGTATTCACATATTTTGTAATGATTTTAAACTATGGTATAACTACAATTACTATGAACTATGGTGCTGAACGAATCACTAATGTTAGTTATGATAATATTTCACGATTATTTGGTAATGAAGCCTATCTTTCTACTGATGCCCCTATAATTTTCCAGGAATTTTTATTAGTTTTAGAGTATTTATCAAACATAGAAGATGATTTAATAACTCCTTTAAATAAAAAAATAATAACAAAATTATTGGAACTTATTCATATACCAGAAGCAGGGCCACGATTAGCAAATAATTTAGTATTTACTTTAAAAAATGAATGTGGTGTTAAGATAAAAGAGGTTCAGGATGCTCTTGAGTTATTAAAAGAGACATTTGGACCTCTAATAATATTCTCTCAAAAGCAAAATGTTTCAGATAGTATAGAAGATAAGGAATGATATGAACTGGGAAGAAAGAATAGAAAATTATGTAAAAGAGACAGGATTTCCTAAGTCTTTATTTATAGGAGAGGATGATAGGGTTGTAGGGACTTGGATTATGGGCAATAATTATCAGGTTAAATCTACATTTTATGGTGGCTATCCTGCTGGCTATTTAAAACGTATTAAGGCACTTTTTCCTGATAAGTTAAATGTCCTTCATCTATTTTCGGGCAAAGTTGATACAGTTATATTTCCTGGTAAGACTGTAGATATAAATCCAGCTAATAATCCTGATTATGTAGACGATGCTCAATCACTACTTAATGTTCCATTAGCTACTTTTGATTTAGTATTAGCAGACCCTCCATATTCAGTTGAGGATTGTGACCACTATCAAACTACTATGATTAAACGAAATAAAGTAATGAAGGCCTTAGGAAGAGGGCTAGTATCTGGAACTTATGTTGTATGGTTAGACCAAGTTCTTCCAATGTATAGAAAGGATGAATTTAGTTTAGAGGCTGTAATAGGAATGTGTAAGTCTACTAATCATAGATTTAGAATGATTACAATTTTTAGAAAGTTATAAGATGTCAGATACTACTCCACAAATAAAGAAGAATAAAACTGAGTCAAGAATAGATAAAACTAATAACATAGTAGATGATGAAGTAGCTAAACAACTTAGTGAGTTAGAAATAGTTTCATCAGACTTAGATGCTATTGTCGAAATTCTCCAAGATAGGGTGGTACAATCTACTGATGCTGTTTTAGCAATAGCTTTAGCTAGATTCTATGAAATTAGAATGGATACCTTTAAGAAACGTAATGACATTCTTAAGACTCTGGTTAGTGATAAAAGTATTGATGTTAGTACTAAGAAAAAGTCTCAGGGTACCGATATTGATTCTATACTCTCCGGTATTGGTCTGGGGGCAGCATTAGGAGCTACAGTGTCTACTCAAAAATCTATAAATGAAAAAAAATCACATCAACAAACTTTACCTTTCACCACTATTGATATAGATGCTGAAGAATCCACAGAATTTGAAACAGAACATTTAAATATTAAAAATCAATTAAAGGAATCATCAATAGATAATTTGCTATCAGAGGAGTAGTAGTGAGAAGAGGAACTATAGAGGTATGTCAAGAGCATGCTAAATCTAAGAATGGTAAATGCTTGGATATTGTTTATATAAATAATAGAACAAAGATGTTATGGGAATGTGAGAAGGGTCATCAGTGGAAGGCTAACTGGAGTGAGGTAAGCTTTCATAATACTTGGTGTCCTACTTGTAATAGTTGTGTTAGGACTTCAATAGAGATTTTACAAGCCTATGCTATAGCTAGAGGAGGAAAACTGAAGTCAACTAACTACACCAATAATAAAGCTAAGATGGAGTGGGAATGTAGTAGTGGTCACTCATGGTTTTCTTGTTGGCATGTAGTTAACTCAGATAATACTTGGTGCCCATATTGCTGCGGGAATGTTAAATCCGATATTTCTGAGTGCTGTAATTATGCTAAATCAAGAAATGGAAAATGTTTAGACTCTGTTTATATAAACAATAATACTAAAATGCTATGGGAATGTAAAGAGGGTCATCAATGGCATGCTATATGGCATGCTATAAAGGATCAAAGGCAATGGTGTCCTGAATGTGCCTCTTTTAAGACAGAGTATAAATGTAAAGAGTTATTAGAACAAAAACTAAATATTAAATTTATAAAGACTAATTTTAAATATAATAAACATAGATATCAATGGGATGGTTATAATGAAGAACATAAAATAGCATTTGAGTATCATGGTTATCAGCACTATATATTTCCAAATTTTTTTCAAAAAACAGAAGAACAGCATTTAAAAGCTAAACAACGTGATATGGATAAAGTGATATATGCCAAAGAGAATAATATAAAACTAATCATAATACCCTATACAGAAGAGAAAAATTTAGAGAGTTATATAAGTGATATAAGTGATATAATAGGTAGATAATATGGCATCAGGTAAAAAAGTTTTAGCAAAGAAATATCAGCATGAAGTTGAAGACAAGCATCATATTTCCTATGAGCCACAGAGACTTATAAAGCATTGGAGAGTTGAAGGCAAGAATGAAGATGAGATTAAGGCTTGTTTAATAGAATATATTGAGACAGAACGTAAGAAATGTATTGAAAGTATTGAATATTTTGCTAATACTTATGGATTTATAACCGGTCCGGGTGGGGCTGGCATAATCCCTATGGTTTTGGAGCCATATCAGAGAACTTTATTAAGAGCCTTTGTTGATGAAAAATATGTCATTACTGTAAAGGCAAGACAGTTAGGTGTTTCTACATCTCTAATGTTTTATGCTCTTTGGTTTTCTATATTTTCAACTGGTAAAAGATGTTTAATTGTTGCCCATAGAAGAGAATCAGCAGAAGAGTTTATTGTAAAGCTTAAAACAGCTTACGAGTTTCTCCCTGAGTGGCTAAAGCCTTCTTGTACTTTATATAGTAAAAGTGAAGTAGAATTTGATACTAAATCCAGAATAAAAGCCATTACTTCAAATGCCAATGCTGCTCGTTCGTTCTCTGCCACTCTTGTATTACTTGATGAAGCAGCTTTCGTCAAGGATTGTGATGAAGTTGTGAAAGCTATTGGTCCTACTGTGGCTGCTTCTGATGGTAAACTTATTGCTATTAGTACTCCTAATGGTAATTCACCAGAAAATTGGTTTTATAGAACTGTATCAACTGCTCAAGCAAATAAAACTTTAAATAAACCTGGAGAGACTAATTGGAAGTTATTTGAATTACCTTGGACAGTTTCATCTATATTTACAAAGAATCCTAACTTTAGACAGGACCAGATTAGACTTGATAATGGTAATGAAGAGAAGTTTAAACAAGAGTATCTTTGTGCTTTCCAGGTAAATTTATTTTCATTATTTGATGTAAAAGCATTAGCAGCTATAAATTATAATGTGCCTATATTAAATCAAATATATGGTGGAGCTACTTATGAGGATACTTTTCTTGTATGGAAAAAAGCAGAACAAAATAGAAAATATATAATAGGGGTAGATTGTGCCTCTAATAAACCTACAGCAAAGGATTATACTAGTTTCCAAGTTATCGACCAAGATACTTATGAACAATGTGCTGAATATATTGGAAAATTACCAACTGAAGTATTTGTAGATATTCTAATACGTGCTGGTAGACACTACAATAATGCTATATTAGTTATAGAAGCTAACTCTTATTCAGAAATGGTATTTTATTTATTAGAACAAAAAAGATATAATAATATATGGTATGATCCAATTAAAGGAACTCCAGGATTTCAGACTAATAGAGCAACTAGGTCTTTACTTATAGAAAAGTTATTATTATTTTATAATAATACAGCCAATGCCTCTAATTTACATAGTTCTAGATTACAATTACAAATGCAGAATTTTACAGCTGGTGCCATATATTCTGATGGCTCTAGAAAAATGGAAGCTAAGCACGGTAATGATGATGCTGTATTGGCTCTATCATTAGCTGTTGTTTCTCTAACACCAAAAGAACATATTCATAGACCTCAAGAAGACTCTAATGTAATATATGATGCTAGTTCTTCTCTTATGAATGGCAGATATAGTGATGAGTATTTAGAGTATCATTCTAATAAGATGGGTATATCTAAGGATATGTTGGAGAGTAGACTTATATTATATCACAAAATAAAATCTGGTGAATATGATGGTACTGGAGTAGAGGATTTAGACCTTCAACATCCTGTAGAGCAATGGGAACGTGAAAGAGCAGCAGAGGACCTCATAGGTAATATGGGAGGCTTAATACTTGATAATAGTTATAGTTTAGCAGAGAGTATATCACTTATTCCAACAGCTAGAAAGTTTTCAGTAGATGACATATTTAGTGAGGAATTTAGAGCCCTCACAGAAATGCATAATAATTTCTTCAGTAATCGTAATAGATAGCTACAGTATGAATAGGATTTACCGATATTGTATGTAGAGGTATGTGATATGCCAGTAAAAACATGTTCAAAATGTGGTATTGAGAAGGATACTAGTTTTTTTGGTAGGCATTCCAAAACAAAAGATAGCTTACAGATTTGGTGTAAGGTGTGTGTAAAAGAATACTCTAAAACTTATGGCTGTAGTATTGTAAATAAGGAAATTACAGTTAAGCAATGTACTAAATGTAATATAGAAAAAAATGTAAAAGAATTTGCCAAGGATAAATATAAAAAAGATGGATATAGTGTAATTTGTAAGGAATGTAATAAAACTAAGGTATCTTTGTATCAAAAACAAAACAAACTAAGAGTAGATGCTGTAGTTACTGAGGTTCAAAAATGCTCTATCTGTGGAGTAGAAAAAAATAAAACCTATTTTGCTGAAGATAAAGCAGTAAAGAATGGATTATATCACTATTGTAATGAATGTAGACAAGTTTATAATAGGAAATATCGTAATGATAATAGGTCTATTATTTTACAGAAGAAAAAAATATATAGGTTAGCTCATTCAGAACAAATAAAAGAGTATACTAGAGTATATTATAAAACTCATATAAAGGAATTACAGTTAAAAAAGAAAGTTTATGTAGAAATAAATAAAGAAAAAGTAAGCTTAGCCAATAAAATATATAAATTAAATAATTTAGAAAGAATAAAAGAGTATCAAAAAACTTATAACGAAGAACATAAAGAAGCCATAATAAAGCAACATAAAGTATGGTATTCTAAGTATTATAAAGAGCATAAAAAGGAAATTATACAAAAAGCCACTGAATATACTACAAGTAGATGTAAGATAGATATTAATTATAAAAATAATATAAGCATAGCCTGGTATGTGTCAAGAGTTTTAAAGCCACAAGTACTTGAGAGAGATAATTATAAATGTCAATTATGTGGTTGTCAGGATACAACAGCTAATAGGTTAGAATGTCACCATATAATTCCCAAAAGTGTGGCTCCAGAAAAAATAAAGGACTTGGACAATCTAATAATAGTGTGTAGAACATGTCACTTATATAAAACTCATAAAGGAGTATCAAAACTCTATGATGAAGAATTGGCAGAAAAGTTATTAGAGCAAGTAAAATCAAGGAATTAATTTTATGGCAAATGATGAATCTAAGCTAAAGAATATATTTACTGCTCTAGGTAGGATTTTTAGTAATTCAAAACCTAATGAGTTTAATGCTAGAAGCTCTATAGAAAAAGCTCTATCTACTACTAATAGAGAATTAGCAGCTAAGCCTATGGTTGAGCCCACAGTAATCTCAAAAAAGGGACTTGGAAGAGGTTCAATTTTCGCCGAGGACTCGCTTGGAAAAAATTACCACAAGTATCTGGAAAGAGAGACTTTACGACATGCAAGATATGCGACCTACGATCGGATGGATTCTGATTTAATAGCTTCTGCTTTGGATGTATATGCTAATGAAGCTACCCAGAAGAATCAGGATGGTAAAGTTATAGGTGTTCATTCATCTTCAAAATATATAGAGGATGAATTATCAGAATTATTAGAGACTACTGGTATAAATAACTATTTAAGTTGGTCTATTATACGTAATATGGTTAAGTATGGTGACCACTTTACTGCTCTTAAATTAGATTCTGTAGCTGGTGTGACAGGAATTAAGGAACTTGATGCTATTTCTGTGTATCGTTTAGAGGAAAAAGGAATTTTAATAGGATATGTTCAGGATTTAGATGTTCTTAAATCAGCAGTACAAAATGCTAATGTTAGTTCAACCACCACAAATCCATATATAAATCTTAATACCTTGTCATTGCCCTATATGACTGGTGATAGTGCCAATAAGGAAAACGAATCTTCTCTGATTACATTTCTTAAATATGAGATGCTTCATTTTAAACTTCGTGG